TTCAGGCGGGTCTTTAGATATAGACAATGTACTTATCAACGGTACAACTATTGGACACACTGACGATACTGATCTAATGACATTAGCTGATGGACTACTTACTGTCGCTGGTGAAGTACAAATGACTACACTAGATATTGGTGGTACTAATGTTACAAGTACTGCTGCTGAGTTAAATATTCTGGACGGTGTAACTAGTACTGCTGCTGAACTTAACTTAGTTGATGGGGCAGGTACACTTAAAGAAGTTGGCAAAGAAACAATCTGGGTTCCCTCTTCTTCTATGTACCCATCTACAACTAACCCATGCTCTGACTTGACTCAGGTTGAGACTACAGCACTTCGTCCTGACTTAAAGGTCTTAGACTTTGCAACAGGCGCAGATGAGTTTGCACAATTTGCAGTTGCATTTCCAAAGAGTTGGAACGAAGGCACAGTAACATTCCAACCTTTCTGGACTGTAACAGGAACCAACACAGGCACTGTTGCGTGGCAGCTAGGTGGTATTGCAGTATCCAGTGATGATACAATCAACACAGCCTTTGGCTCACTTGTAGCAACTACTGCTTTGGCTCACTCTGGTACATCTAATGATTTAATGGTTTCAGTAGAAAGTGGCGCAGTTACTATTGCGGGAAGTCCTGCAGCAGCAGATTTATGTTTCTTTCAGATCAATCGTGATGTTTCAGCAGACGCTCAAAGTGGTGATGCTCGTTTGTTGGGCATTAAGTTATTCTTTACTACTGACGCAGCGAATGACGCATAGAGGTTATAATTAATGAGTGGTTTCGGATATAATATTTTAGGTTTTGGTGGTGGTGGTCCTCCCCCTCCTCCTCCAGAAGTAGACGAGGATTTCAATCGTGTATCGTTCTTGTCGCACTTTGATGGGGCAAACAACGGCGTGAACGATGCGTTTGATGATGGAAGTGCTGACAACCTTACAATATCTACGGCTGGCAATGTAACGCAAGGCAGCTTTAGCCCTTTTGCTCGTCCTGATGGTGAGTGGGCAGTAAGTTTTAGTGGCGAGGCTGGTGATGACATTACTGGACCTACAAGTTCAGATTTTCAATTTGGTGATAACTCTTTCACAGTAGAGTGCTTTATATTCCCAACACTTATTGACGATTACAATACTACAATAAACACAAGTGGAGCAGATGGTGCTGGTCGGTGGTATATTTCTTATGGCGCTACTTCAATGTATTGGGGTACTTACGGCAATGGCTCTAATGGAGATTTAACTTTTGACCATGATATGACTTTAGGCGATTGGTATCATCTTGCATATGTTCGCAACAAATCTGATGACAAAGGCCGCATGTATATCAATGGTGTTCAAAAGGGTGTTTGGGATGACGCAAGAACATACGGAGACCCTGCACATACATTGAAAATAGGGAAAGACTTCTTTACTGATCGTAACAATAATATGAACGGGTTAATTTCTAATGCTCGTGTAGTAAACGGCACTGCTGTTTACACTAGTAATAATTTTACTCCCCCAACAAGCCCATTAACTGCTATCACAAACACTAAGTTTCTGGGCCTACAAGGCAACACCATAATTGACAACTCTGCATCCGCCCACGCACTCACTCTTAATGGCGCTACACCTGTCTCAGCATTTGGCCCCTTCCTAACTGACGCAGCGTATGACCCTGCGGTAAACGGTGCGAGTGCTTACTTTGATGGTACCCATACGGGGGCTATACTTGTAGCTAGTCCACCAACGTTTGCTACCTCAACTTTCACATATGAGTGTTGGGTTTATCCTATAGGTAATGGAACTTATAAACCGTTATTAAATCAAGGCCCGAGGGACGGAAGTTCTATATCCGCCCTTTACATTTCAGGAAATACTAAATTAGTTCTGCAAATTGCTGACAGTAACTCTGCTAATAAGATAATTATTTCAGGAAGTTCTAATGATATAACACTAGACCAATGGAATCATATTGTCTTAACGCACCTATATACAAGCAGTACCAATAGTACGTATAAAATTTACTCAAATGGTATATTAAAAAGTACGTTGAATCATACTGGAGGTTTTAATTGGTCTACTGGGGCAGGTTCAAATCAACCTCTGGTTATTGGTCGGGATGAATATGAAGGTGAATACGGGGATGAAATGTTTGTTCAGGATGCTCGGCTAGTGGTTGGCTCATTAGTCTACACAGGCAACTTCACCCCACCTACTGCGCCCCTCACAGCCATCACTAACACCAAGCTGCTGCTAAACATGGCAGACCCACAGGCGATTGATAGTGCCGCACAGAACAATCTGACGTTGTATGGCACTGCTAAACTCAGTACAGGCCAAGCTAAGTTTGGTGACACGTCAATTCTATTTGATGGCAATAGTGATTTTGCAACATTCCCGCACTCAGAGTCTAACGATATTTCTGGAGGTAACAATTGGACTGTAGAGTTCTATTGGCGATTCGTTGATAATGACGCAACGCAATATCAAGAAATTGCAACGAAAGGCGTTGGTTTTCAACTATATGCTAACAATGGGGCATTGGCCATTGCCCTAAGTGCCAGCAACAATAGCACTTATTTTAAAAATGCGTCTAACGGTACAACATTATCTGATAATACTTGGTATCATATAGCTGTGGTCAAAAACGGGACGGGTTACAAGGTCTATTTAGACGGCACAAGTGAAAGTAATTTAGCCGTAACAAGTTCATCAAATGTTGACACTGGAACATCCCCTTGGTGCTTGGGTGCGTACACGTCAAATAATTATTACGCAAATGGTTACATGGATGAGTTTCGTGTGTCTAAGTTTGCGAGATATACCGGCAATTTCACAGCCCCAACCGAACCATTCCCAAGTCAAGGACAACTCTAATGAAGATAGCAAAAATGAACGGGTCTACATTAGTTTCTGTAGGAACTCCTAAAGAACTATACCCCAATACTAAATTTCCAGTAAAAGGACCAACTGATGATTGGCTTACAAATGCCTCATGCGTCAGAGCAGTAGAGTTCCTAGACTTCAACAAAGCTACCCATAGAAGCGAAAGTGTTACTCCGTATATTTCAGATGGCACTGTATACACTCGCCGTGTAGTTGCACTAACCTCTGATGAAATAGCTGCTATTGCTGCGGCTGTTGTTGTAGCAACAAAGCTGCGGAACCGTGTGGAACGAGACAGGCGATTAGCTGCATGTGATTGGGTTGCTATCAAAGCGTTAGAAGCTGGTGGCTCTGTACCGTCAGCGTGGGTAACTTACCGCACAGCATTACGTAATATTACAGCCCATTCTAACTGGCCCGATTTGGTGTACCCAGACAAAGAAGGTAACGGTGGTGATTGGCCTACTTCACCATGAACATTAACTGGACAGTCGTAACAATAGCAGGTGCTTTACTATTACAAGGAGCCGCTGTAGTGTGGGCTGTGTCAGCAATGGTGTTAGACATTAGGTACAACCGTATGGACATATCAGAGATGCGTTTAGATTCGTCTAGGTTAGCTGATGAAATACATGAGAATGATATAATGATAGCACGTATTGATGCTAATGTTACTGCAATAAAAGAAGCGTTAAACGTAGTAACATTAAATCACACAAGGAATTAAAAGTGACAAGAATAATTGCCACTATAGTATTACTCTTAATAGGAAGTTTAGCTACAGCACAGGCTTCAGATACTATATACACTGACAATACTAGCAAGGTAACTTCTGGTGGAACAATGGATACTACTGTTCGTAGTCCACCACCTTCTGCAATTACTCCGCAGATAAGCTCAGGTACAGGTGATCTATGTACCATTGGAGTTGCAGGTGCAGTACAGACACAGATACTTGGTATCTCTATGGGTACAGTTTACACTGAAGAGAACTGCCTACGATTAAAGAACGCTAAGACAATGTACGATATGGGCATGAAGGTAGCAGCTGTATCAGTTATGTGTCAAAATAAAAATGTGTGGTCAGCAATGATGAACGCTGGTACACCTTGCCCCAAGGATGGTCTTATAGGTAACGCAGCTAAGGTTGCTTGGGAGATGGAAGCTCTTACAGAAGATGTTACCGTGAAAAAAGATAGTGGTCTAAAAGGTTTAACTAATGTTACAAAAGATACAAAGGTTGGTATTGGCGCTGTACTTAGTGTCCTTGGCTTGCTCCTCTTCCTCTGAGCCTTACAGCTACGGTGCAACTAGTAACGCTGCAGCCAATGGACTTAGTTGGGGTATGCCCTCTCTATTCCCCTCTTCTACAGGGCTAGATATAAATGGTTTGATCTATCGTTACACTACTGTTAAGAATGTAGAAGATGCTATGAAGGTACACGTTGGCAATAAAAACGCTGCTGGAAATGGCTACACCTTTAGAGAGACAGATGATTGGTCA